GGTGTCTGGCGATGCTCGGGTGTATGGCAATGCTTGGGTGTGTGGCGATGCTCGGGTGTCTGGCGATGCTCTGGTGTCTGGCGATGCTCTGGTGTCTGGCAATGCTTGGGTGTGTGGCGAATTAAAAATCGTTAGCGGATATTTCTATCACACGAAATCAAAAATCGAAACTATTGAAGAGGTTAAAGTTGATGATGAGTATGTAATCCTCGCCCGAGAACCGAAATTAGAAACTGAACCGATAAAAGAAACTTTGAGCGGTAAGAAGGTAAAAGTAGAAATAGACGGAAAAACTTTTACAGCAATAATAGATTAAAGGTCGCAGATAAAAGAATAAATATATGACCCCTCAAAAGCCACAAAAGAATAAGAACGGATTGATTTATAAACCGACTTACGACATTGTTCGTTCGGATTACGAAAGACGGATTAGAGATACGGGCGAGGAAATCGAGATAATCGGATTTCATAGACGAGATAAGATGATTATTGAAAATCCGCCCGATAGGGCAAAGTTAATTGATAAATTACTCGGACTTATTAGAGGGAGTGGAATCGCAAAAATAACAATTACGATGCTTAATACTAATCTTTCAAACAAGAGCAGATAAAAGAATAAATATATGAAGAAATCAAGATTAAAGCGGAATTCAAGTTGTCATCTTAATTGTGAAGATGGAAGAATTTATAGAGAAGAAGGTTTTATATGGTGTTCACATTGTCATCCGATTGCTTGGCGAACATGTGGTTGTAAAAAGAAAATAAAAAAAACAAAAAAATGAGTTCATCAGCAAAAGGTAGTTATTATATTTGGACATCAAGAAGTGGAAGGAAATATATGCGTCGTTCGCCCATAAAGGTATATCTTGTTAATAAAAAATGTAGTTTATGTGATAAGATTTTCGTTCCACGACATTCATATAATAAATTCTGTTCAAAGAGTTGTGGAAAGAAAAAAGGGAATTATGTTTTATGTTTATCTTGTAAAAAATCTATATGGAAAAAACCTTATGATATTAAAAATAAAAAGTGTTTCTGTTCAAGAAATTGTGCAAATTCTTTTCATTCAAAATTTATGAGAATTAAATTAAAAAATGGGTCTGGTAATCCATATTATAGAAGTGGTAGGCGATATGAATATAAAGTTATTCAAGAATTATATGCTGATGGTTTTATGTTTGTAACTAGAAGCGTTGGTTCAAAAGGAATTTTTGATGTATGGGGAATAAAGTTATCATCTCATGAAATTGTTTTGAAACTTATTCAGGTTAAAGGTATGAGAAATGTAAAAACATTTAATAGTGCAATTTCTAAAAAAGAAAGGGCAATACTTTTTAATAGTATATTAAATGATAATTTTAAATTCGGTTTTAATTTTCAAAAAAAGATAATTGGTATACCAGTTTGGGTAAATATTGTTCACTTCGAATTATGGCTTTATGAAAAGAATAAAGGGTGTCATAAATTTAGATTACAATATAATGGTAAATCATTTGATATTATGAAAATAAATATGATTGACGATGTAAAGGTCGAAGAAAAAAACGAAAGTTAATGATATGGAAGGCACGTTTTATTTGCTGATTTTTATTTGTATCTATTTCTTTCCGACTATTGTTGCGCTTTTTACAAAACAGAAAAATGGAATGTCTATTTTTCTTTTGAATCTGCTTCTTGGTTGGACTTTTCTCGGTTGGATTTTTGCTTTAGTATGGGCGGTCAAGAAGGATTAGCGCAGAAAAAAATAATTATCGTTTTTCACGAAAAAGGTTTGTCGGTTGTTTCTGATTTTCAAAAAGATACTGATTTTGTTATGCATTTATTGAACGCTTATACGACTGTCGCAAGAGATTCAATACAGAAGTATCATAAATGTAAAGATTTTGAGTGTCATTTTCGACAAGCGACAATCGCTATCCTTAATAAAGTTAAAGAAATTGATGAGGAACACGATGAAATCCATAAAAATAACGATACGATTTGTTGTAATATATTATAAATCTATGCAAAGTTTCCTTGAATCTATGCAGATGTGTTGTAATACATTGCCAAGTCTATCGTTATATTATGTGATATATCATAAAACATAAACGATAAGTTTTGTTCCCCTTTCTTAAATAAGGGGATTTTTTTATGAGGGGGTATCATAACACTCGAACGCATACAAAAGTCGCTATAAAGAACGTATAAAGATATTTTTTCCGTATTCATTTAAGTATTTATATCTTTTCGCGCTTTATATTCTTGACAATCGTTATCAACTGTAATAAGATTAAAGTGTCGATTAAAAACCAAAAACCACAATGACAAATTTATTTGGAGATGAGTTAGAGTCAGAAAAGGGGTCGCCAATTATTAACGCAGGAAAAGATGACCAACAGGGCTGGGTTTCTTTTTTTTATAAATCATGTCGGATAGGAGATGCTAAAAATGCAGTTCTCGCAGGAGAGATGATAAAAAATCTTCAGGGAGAGTATCGCGTCGCGCTTATTCTTAATCAATTAGTTGGAGAGGACTTACACCCGATTTATTACGCAAAGGTATTTCCGCTTGTTGAAAGATATTTAACAATGATGGAACGAAAAATTTATAAGAAGCATAATCTTTGGCAGAACGTTTATATTCTTGCAAAATCGCCTAAATGGTATATGGATTCTGCACTTAATAATATCAGAAGTGAGGCGAGTTTATGGAATGGAGAAGAACTCGAAAAAATACGACAATATATCAATGTTGAACTTGAATTAAGTGAGCCATTAAAAGTCGGAGCGTTTAATCTTATGCATGTATTTCCGAATTGGGTATATGATAGGCACACGACGCGCGGATATACTCTCGCAAAAAATGGTATGCAGGATTTACGTCTTGATGGCAAGTGGGATAACCGCTTTAACATTAAGAAAGAATTTGATAAGATAAGTAGTAAGTATGCAGGAGAAGATTACGGAAAAATCATTGATGAGTGGGTTCGACATATTACGAGTTGATAGAAAAGATTTTATCAATTTAAGAGAGCGTCGCGGAAAGTATGTTGTTAAGCAGTATCTTCATAGATGGGGAATTTATGATGGAGAAAGTGTTTTCGTAAAATTCAGAAAGAAACACAATCGTTCTTTTGAAGAAGTGTGCGCACATCAATTTATTGTCGATGAAATAAAGGTATTTTTTGAACTTAAAAAAATGGGGACGCGCATTGTTTTTGATAAAACAGAGGGATATGGGATTATGTTGAAGTGGCATAAAAATCTCGGAACTGTAAAGCAAAGAGAATTGATGCCTCAATGGGTTAGTGATGAAAACCTTTTCGAACTTTTAAAGATAGTATTCTATGACGTTATTATTGGAAGTCTTGATAGGCATGGTAATAATGTTATTGTTTTGATGGATTTATCATTGCTTACTATCGATGATGAAGATGTATTTTATGATTCGCCAAGAACATTAGTAAAGTTTGATAACGATATTCGAAAGATGATGTATGTTGAGTATCTACGTTCAAGAAAGGAAATTTTCAAATATATTGACGAAGTTCTTAAAAATAGTGATAAGATTTTAAGTATAGTTGATAAAGATATTATGAAAGTAGAAGGAAGGAATTTTTACTCTATTATTGAGAAGAATCTTAAAAACGCTCACGCGCTATTCGATAAAGTTGTTCTTGATTTATTGCGATGAGAGTTTTATATGTTCCGTTTTTTAGTAATTTAGCGAATCATAATGGTTGTTCGATTTTCAATACGATGAAACATTTTTTTCGCGCGTGGGTTGAAGCTGATGAAAGTGTTTATATTTATTTTCCAGTTCCGAATAATATCAAGTTTGATGGTGACGATACTCTTAATCACGAAAGAATTGAGTTGATTCCTGTTCCGCTTCTTGGGAATGACCAGTATGATGAGAAGGTTCTTATTCCCAGTGAGATTTATTCACTTTTTAATACAGATAATGGAAAGTATTACTATGATGTTGTTATATCAGATAAAGCGCAGGTCGCTAACGCGTTAAAGTTAATGCTTAATCGAAAATTCCGCGTTGGAGCGTATGATTTAGTTCCTTATATTACACTGACGCAATTTATAGTTGTAAAGAGTGGGAGATTTGAAGATATGATGGACGAGTATGAGTTTTCGCATATTCTTGGTTGGTTGTCTGGTTTTAATCTTTTCGAAAATGAAAGAAACGCGCAGAAATGTTTTAATCTCGCTAAAAAATATCTTCAGCCAGCGTATGTTAAAAAAATAATCGAACATAGTAAAGTTCAGAATGTTTTTGGTTTGAATACAAAAAAACTCGATACTTATTACAAAGGGAATAGTTATGTCGATGGTGGTGAAATAAGAATAAATTTTGCTCATCGTGCCGCTTCGCATTATAAGTTTGAAGATGTGCTTGACGTTGTTGATTATCTATTCAAAAGTGGTCTGCCGATTAAATTCGTTCTTACAACTCCGAGTAATAATCTTGGTAAGTATGCAATGGTAAGAATGAAAGAAATGAGGCGTATTGGTTTAAATATGGAGGTGTATAAGGGACTTCCGCAGGAACAATTTTATAAGATAGCGTCTGGTTGTCATCTTTTTATCGAAATGATTGATGAATTACAAAGTCCGAACGCTATGATGGAGCAAATGTATCTTGGTCAAGTTGGTATCTTGCCAGATTTTGAATGGGTGCATCATTTTTTTCCGAATTATCCATACATCGCGCGCAACAGAAATGAAGTTATGGTTTGGATTAAAGATTTCTTAAAAAATCCAAAACAATTTATTGATACAATCAATGTTGAAAGAGAAAGATTAAAACTAGAATATGATATTTATGTTAATTCAGTAAAGTTGTTGAAGTGGCTGAAAAGTGATATAATACCTATGTTCCTGCCTTATGAGAAGTCAGTTGAAATGGTAAAAGAGATTTTGGATAAGGAAGGTAATCCCGATTCATTTACGATTGATGAGTTGGCGCGAATGTTTAAGGAACATACAGAATTCGCAGTTGATATTTTTAAGCCGACGTTCAAGAAACTTAATAAATTCGATTTTATTAAGGCAGTTTTATCTCTTGGATATAGAGATACGAATAAAAGTGTGCTTTCTTTTGAAAAGTATGATATAATAGAAAAATAGTTATGAAGAAATTGGATAGTAAAATTCTGAAGTTAATAGAGATTAAACCGCTTGCTGAAAATCCAAGAGTGATGACAGATGAGGAATTTAATGCTCTCGCAGAAAACATTGATAGGGTTGGATTTAACCAACCTCTTGTTGTTTGGTGGAATGATACAGATAAAATCTATGAATTAGTTAAGGGACATAGGCGCTACGACGTATTGAAATATAAAAACGAGGAAACTGTTGAATGTAAAATCGCTGATTATCCGAATCGCGAGGAAATGTTGATGGACGCTATGGCAGATAATATCAATATCGGGCATTTTGACCCTATCAGAATGACTGAATTATTCGCTTACTTGCGCGGAAAGGGATACGACGATACCGCTATCAGGGAAAAGATGGCTATAACGTCAAATGACCAGCTTAAAAGACTTATAAAATCATTCGAAAACGAATTGCCAGAGGATATGGCAGAGAAATTAAAGGCAGTTAGGGACGAGATTAAGACTATTGACGATTTAAGCAATGTATTGAATAAGATTTTCTCGGAGCATGGAGATACGCTGACATTGAGAGGTTATAAAACAAAGTTTATGACAGAAAAACAAGAACCAACAAATGTCAAGGATACTATCGTAGTTAATAAACTCGATAAGGCAATTAAGTATAGAAAATGGGGAGGAATGATAAATTACCTTTGTAAGACAGTTGATGGTTTTCAGAAATTCGCTTACGATGAATTGGTTAAGAATAAAGTTCCTGCGCAGATATTCATTCAAGATTTACAGAGTAAGTTTCCGAATATAGATAAAGAGCATATCCCCAGTTTGTCGGCAGTTAATCTTTATAAGTTAAAACTTAAAAATAATTCGAATGGCGAGTATTCGAAAAGCACAGCATTGGCTTTGAAAGACCAGACTGTCGTAGGAGAAATCATTAAGGGGTTCAGTTTTCTTGAGGAGAGAAAAAAACTTATCGAAAAAGCGGAGTATGCTGTTGGAGTATTAGAAAAGGGAGTTAAGGATTTAGTAGTGCTTCAAGAAAAGACGATGATGCTTCCTGAATCTCTTTTTTCTGCGGTGCGCGCTTATTACGATGGTTTAAGTGAGTTGTCGCAACACATTACAGAGTTTGATAAGTTGTGGGTTAGATTTGGCTTTATGCCAGCGCAAGTTGATAATATGAATCCGATGATTTTTGCGCCTACAATCAATCAAAATAAAACGCTGACAGTCGGAGGTATGCGACAGAACGATGAAGATATTGATATTGATAAACTCAAGATAAGAATTCAACAGTTGGTTGGCATTACGACAAGAAAGGAATCTGTTGATGAAATGTTTAGTAATTATCCTGAACCTAAAATAGTAAGATTTAAAGATTCAGATGGAGATAAAGAAAAAGATTGAGTATATCACTTATGTTTCTGATTGTTGTAAGTATGCTGTTGAACTTAAACAGATTACTGTCCCGAAGGCATCTCATAACAGTAGATGCGCAAATCTTAAACAATGTGTATGTGGCGCGAATATAGTTTATGTTGATATATGTCAGAAATGTTATAAAGAATGTAAGTTAATTCCGAAAGAATGATATGCTTGAACATTCAATTTACGAACTCGATGATGAACAGTTAAAAGAAGTCCACGATTTCTGGAAGAAGAACATCAATCCTTATGATTTAGAGCAAATTCGATTTTGGGCTTTAGATAGTCTGCCACTGTTTCCTGAATTGGCTTTAGTTACAGAGCGTGGTCAATTATTCAAAAATGCACGTCATCATCTTGAATGGTATGGAATACTATCAAATAAACTTATTCAAACTGAACATGAAACCGCTACTCCGAAGTCATTGGTTAAAAATACAATCGGCAAAATAAATAAGAGAGTCGCGCTTGAAGCTCCGCGCGAACATTCCAAGACAACGTGCTTTTCAGTAAACTATCCATTATGGAGAATTGCTAAAAATCCGAACATTCGAATAATTTTAGTAAGTAATACAGCGACGCAGGCAGAAAGTTATTTGCGTGAGGTGAAAGGACATATCGAGCGTGACCCAGTATACAGTGAGTTGTTTCCTGACCTTATTCCTAAATATCCCGAAAAGTGGACTGATTCTGAAATCATCGTGCAGAGAAGCGCATTAAATTTAAAAGACCCGACAGTAAGCGCGACTGGAATGGGAGGAACAATTTTATCTCGACGCGCAGAGCTTATCATTGTTGACGATATTCTTAATCAAAGTAACACTGGAACGCAAGAGCGTAGACAGAAAGTGAAGGAGTGGTTGTGGAACGTTTTATTGCCAGTATTGACTCCAGATGGAGAAATCGTTGTCGTTGGAACTGCTTGGGACGCTGATGATATTCTCGAAGATTTGATTGAGAAAAGCACATTCGATATTCGAGTGAGGTATAAAGCGATTCCTGATGATACTGATATTGACCCGAAAACTGGAAAGCCGAAACTTCTCTGGAATAATTTATTTTCATACGAACAGTTGATGCAGAAGAAGGCAGATGACCCGATTTCTTTTTATCGTCAGTATCAGAATGAAGTTCATCAAATTTCAGAAGCGCCTATTAAACAAGAGTGGATTCATTATATTTCAGACCCGAATACATTGCCGAAGATTGAAAGAATTATCATCGGAGTTGACCCAGCAGTTAGTGAAAGGGATATGACATCGAACGCACAGAGTGCTATTGTCGCGGTTGGTAGAGGAGCAGATGGAAAATTCTATGTGTTGAAAACTTCTTGTGGCTTTTGGGGGTTTGAAAAATTACTTGATGAAACAGCGATTCTTTATTGGGAGATGGATATGAAATATGGAATAAGACCAGAATCAGTTGTTGTTGAAGATGTGCAAGCGCAGAAATGGGCGATTGACCAGATGAGAAAACGAAAAAATCTTCCTGCTATCGGAGTAAAGCCGACATCTGATAAGACCGCGCGATTGAGAACACTGTCGCCATTTTTCGCAAACGATGAAGTAAGATTACTCGTTGAATGTAAACCGCTTGCGATTCAGCTTATTGGCTGGGGACGCGAACGATTAAAAGATTTAGTTGATGCTTTTGTCTATGCAATGTGGGAGCTTACAGCAAAACCTATGGCGAGGGGTGGATTTGGCAGACCAGATATGATATAATATATCTATGAAAGGGACGTTTAAAAGAGCGAGTAAGCGAGGAAGAAAATCTAACGAACGTAGAAAGCATTATTTGTTTTTAAAACATACTCAAAAGTATCGACCAAAGTTAGGACGTATCAAAAAAAGTAATATAACGCCATTATTAACACGAATTATTTATCATTTCTTGATTATTTTAAGGAAATTACATCTTTTGCGTCCTTTTATAAAAATGATGTCGTTTATAAGAAAGAAGAAATATGTATCTCAATAAGTTTTGGATTCCGAGTTTTGGCAGACCGCAATGTAATAAGTGTGGAAGAATTATTTATAAAGATGCGCAATTAAGAAAACGCTTATGGACTTTTGCTGGACGACCAATATGCACTGGTTGTTTGTTGTTGAATAATCCGAAACGTGGTAAAATCGACTATAAGAGAGTTTTGAAAACACTTCAAGAGAAACAGCGTTTCAGAGATGATATTAAAAATCGGAAAGTTTTTGAAAAAATAAAAATGGAAAAGGAGCGAAAGCGAGTTGAGGATATTGCATTTGCTTCACAACGTCGCGCAGAATCTATCGATAAAAATACAAAGCTAATAAAATAATGGCACTCCCTATTAAATTTCCAAATGTAAACGAGATGGTGCGAATGTCAGTTGTGAGTAAGTTTATTAAAATTCTCGACAATCAACAGTTCGAGGTTTTAGGTTTGCATCATCTTATTAAAAAACAATTAAAAGATAGTAAAGCGCAAGATGTTTATGTTTCACATTCAATCCCAGAAAAGATTGCGGATTTTTATGGAGATTTAGTTCAGGGCAATGTTCAGGATATGGTTATTGAAAGTATTGATGAAGGAGAAGAATTTAATGCTATTGAAGAAACAGTTAATTTTAATGAGTTAAAAGAAATGGTTTATGATATTGCGTATGACCAGACTGGACTTGGTTACGCGATTCTTTTAGCACGTGTTGAAAATGGTCAAATTATTATTGACCAAGTTCCGCAAGACCAGTATTTTCCACAGTTAGATGGTTCAATTATTTTCGCAAGTTATGTTAAGCGCACTGATGCTGATGTAAATGCAGATTGGAATGATAAGCGAAATTACTGGTTGTATATCCAGCATTATTCTATCCCGCAAGAAAAGGTTGTTATTGAGCGTTCATTATGGACTGTAAATTCCGATGGTCAGAAAGCAGAGCAAATAACGCTCGAAAAATATAATCCTGCATTGCAACCTCTTGAAAATCTTTATGTAGATGAGTTGCCTATTTTTCAAATCGATAATGGTAAGCGAAGGAGAGATGGTTTTGGAAGAAGTGATTTTGCAAATATACTTCCGCAACTTTCAGAGGTTAATGAGCGCACTACACAGCAAGCGATTGAATTCTTAAAAAATATCGACGCGAAATTGCAACTCCCTAAAGGAATAATGAAAGAAGATGGAGAGTTAAAACAATTTGATTATTACGAAGTTGATAAGGATTCTCCTGAAGTAAAATATATTACGAATGATAATCAACTTCTTGATGCAGTTGATAAATATATTGACCGCCAGTTGAGATTTATTTCGTGGGCGACAGCAGTCCCTATGTTTGAGATGACTGGTAGTGGCGCGCCAGAACGAGTTGAAACATTGCGAATTAAAATGTTTCAAGCACAAAGAAAAGCAGATACAAAGAGGTCGAACATTAGATTGGGATTAAAATATATTTTACGAATTGGTTTAAAGCTCGCAGGATATAGTGATGTAGCAGATATAAAGGTCGAGTTCAGTGATGTGCTTCCGACAGACCCATTGACTGTCGCGCAGACAGAAGCAATCAAAGTAAGAGAAGGTTTAACAAGTAAGCGCTCATCGATTAAGCGCATTGAAAATTACGATGATGATACGCTTGATGAAGAACTCGCTCTTATTCAAAGTGAAAATAAAATCGCTGGTATCGATGTTAATATACCGCCTCAATTATAATGTTCCCACCTACAAATAAATTTCCAAAAGAGATTGACGTTGTTGAAGAAGTTGGAGAAAACGCAAAACGTCTTGAGAAAATAATCGAAGCTCCTAACTTTAAGAAGCTGGCGAAGTATGCTGTTTACGCGCATTTATATTTTCTTGCTTTTATATTTTCGACGATTGTTGTAGTGAGGTTCGCGTTCTGGCTTTTCTAATATGAATTTAAGAACTGTATCGCAGAAACGCGCCAATGAAATGGTGCAATTTATTAAAAAACTCGATGGAGATGTCGAAAGGATTATTTTATCTGGCGTTAAATCAAAACTTAATGAACAGACAGTAAGAAAACAAGTTAACGCAGTTCAGGTTCTTACAAAAGCAACTGATAAAGAAATTAGAGAATGGCTTTCTCAAAACGTTCCGCGCACTTATGTTGATGGAGTAAATATCGCGAATAAAACCTTGAAAGAACAAAGTATGGAGTTCGATGTTTTTATGCGTTCAGAAAAAACTTTATTTCATCGGAGCGCGATGAATATGTTATTGAAAGACGCGTATCTTGATTTTGGGAATACGATGGTAAGTGTTGTCAAGGGTGCAGAACGTATTTTAAGCGATACAGCAAAGCGTCAGATTCGCGCTAACATTGTTACTGGAGAAATTACTGGAGCGTCAGTAAGAGAAATCTCAAAAGATATTATTAGCACGCTAGAAGATGAAGGATTTAGGGTTCTTATTACGCGCGCTGGAACACGTTGGTCACTTGATTCTTATGCGGAGATGCTTGCGCGCACACATTTGATTAAGTCAGGTAATGAAGGGGTTGTTAATCGCACGCGCGAAGCAGGAAGTGATATTGTTGAGGTTCTTGAGCAAGACCCACAAGATGACATTTGTGAGGAGATGGACGGAAAGATTTTTAGTATCTCTGGGGACAGTGAAAATTATGATAAGCTCGATGATTTTCCGCCATTTCACCCGAATTGTCGCGGAACATTATTGCCAAGACCAGAGCTTGAGTAACAATTTTTAAAAATGTATGGTATAATAAGTTATCTGTATAAAAGTCGGAAGTTTGATATTCTTCTTCAAAAATATCATTATAGTTTGTTGGTCTATTTCAAAACAACACAATGGTAGTCGCCATTATTTACAAAGACAAAATAATCTTATGTTGATAGAAAAAGAAGGGAAGTTTTTTCAAGCTGATGATAAGGGGGAAGTCGTGAAGAACGACAAAGGAGAGCCGATTCCTGCAACTGAAGATGAAATAAAATCTCATCAGAAGGAGCAAAAAGGTAAAACTGTTGATGTGGATATTGAAAAAGCGGATTTGACTGAACTCGCAAAGGTCAATCCGAATGTAGCGAAATTTCTAACAGAGCATAAATCTATGCTTGATGAGAAATCGAAAGCGGAAACAGAAGCGAAAACGAAAGAGCAAGAGGAAGCGCAGAAGCGCGGGGAATGGCAGAAATTGTATGAATCTGAAAAATCCGAAAGAGAGAAAACGAAAGCGGAACACGACAAGTTATATGCAATTGTCGGTGAATACAAGAAAACAGTAGAGGAAATTCTTGATTCATATATGAAAGTTGTTCCGAAGGAAAAACAGACTCTCATTCCTTCAGACTATACTCCGAAAAAGAAGTTGGAATATATTATAAACAATGCAAAACTTCTTGGACTCGAAAGTATAGTTGTGAAAGGCGGTAAAATTCCTCCAAGTGAAATGCAAACTCCTGCGACTGATGAAGCTAAACTTGCTGATGAAGTAAATACGCTTCTTGCTAAAACGAATCGAACTTATCAAGAGAATTCTGCACTGTTTGAGAAATCTAAAAAATTAAAGGAAATGCGAGCCACTAAAGAAATTAAAAAATAATAAAAATAAGTCGCATAGTGGAAATAGAATACGAAAATGGATTTAGGATTACATCTCACGCTTACTGATACAGAATCAATACTTGACCCAGAGATTCTTGCTCTTGCTTCGAGCATCAATCCAACTCTTTCAAAAGAGTTTGGTCGCGTTTGGGATTTGTTTGGTCAGCGAGGAACTGCTTTAACAACTGATGAATTTGAAGTGTTGCAAAGGCAGTATACACAGCCAGAAGTGGTTGTTCAGTCGACGACAGGAGTTAAATGGGACACTGATAGTGCAACGACAGATATGCCAGTATCTGCTGGAACTATTGATAGATTAACAATTGGCGATATTCTCTTGGTTGAGAATGAAATCGTAGTTGTAAAGACTGTTGATAGAAGCGGAAACACTGTTGATGTTTATGAGCGAGGTGCTGGCGAAAGCACAGCAGTTGCTCATGGAACTTCAGCGATTACCGCGCTTATCATTGGTAACGCACACGTTGAAGGACGCGTTGATTCAGAGGCAATGGCAGAATCGACTGACAAGCGGACAAATTATACGCAGTTAGTTGAGGAAAAAGTTGACCTCTCGTATGCAAATACGCAACAGGCACGAAAAATCGGAAGAACAGAGGAAGTGTTGAAGCGTGAAGTAATGGAACGCGTTATGCGTGACCTTGCTAGAACAGCGATTCATGGAGTTGCGGTTGCTCCAACATCTTCAAAGCCATCAATGACACGCGGACTTCGACAATGGTTGAAGTTGTCTGGTGGTTTAGTAACGAACGTTTCAGGAGCTTTCACAGAAACTGTTTTGCAAAATATGATTGATAATGTGCGAACAGCAGGAGGTTCTGTAAACGCTATCGTTATGGGAATTGCGAAAAAGAAAATCTTAAACGGATTTTCTGGTGCAGATGTCGTAAACACTGATAGAACTGATAGAACAGCAGGACGAGTCATTGACTCTTATCTTGCAGATGGTCTTGGCGTTTTACCAGTTGTTGTTGACCTCGACTTTCCAAGCGATGAAGTCGCAGTTGTTGATTCACGTAAACTTTCAAAGGGTTGGAAAGTTGGTGATGAACTCCGCTTCGAAACAGAGCCATCAAATTCTCGACAGATGCTTCAAACATTGCAAGGACGTTTTGGTCTTGCAGTTGAGAACGTTGGTAATTCACACGCGATTGCGGTGAACCTTACATAGTCGTAGAAGGGGGGGGTAACTCCCCCCTCTTAAAAAAATAAAGTTATGAAAAAATCTGACCTAAAAAATAAAACTGATGTAGAGTTGAACGATTTAGCGAAGTCATTAGGTATCGAAGTTAATCCTTCAGATACTACGAGGGAAACAGTTATTAAACTTATTCTTAAAAAGGAT